ATACACCAGATATATCTAGGTTTGAGCCACTAGGACAAACACAATTACCTTCATCTAGAAGAGGTGGAGCAGGACGTTTTCCTAATGTAGACACTCAAACTGAACAAGCGTTTAGTAGGTCTATTAGCCCTACTGTAGAGAAGGCAAGAAGAGATAAGCTAGTGTCTGCTCCTACTGAAGACGATAAAAAAGTTAAAGTAACAAGCAAAAAAGAAGAGCCTAGCTTTTGGGATAAGTATAGCAGAAAAGGCAGTGCAGGTGGTTTTGGTGATGAGTGGTCTGCTAGAGATTTCTCTGAAGTAGGACACATGAATCTTCAAGGTCTAGGCAAAGACAAAGATAAATCGGCTAAAGCCTTTAACGCAGGAAAGCTTGGAGGAGGAGAAGTTCACTACTTTAGGTACAACACAGGTGGTGGAAATAATACTTATGTAAGCGAAGCTCAACTAAGAGACTATCTTAACAAACCTGCTAACTATGTATTAACAGCTAAAGATATAGCATCTTTTGATCCTACTACAGCAAAGAAAACGGTTCTTCCAAAGAAAGGTCTTTTAGGAGAAGAGAGGTATACGTATAAACAACCTGAAGTTACCACTACTCCTACTAAAGAAAAGACTTCTCAACAGCCAGTTTCAAACAATAATAAAAATAAGAAGAAAGACACTTATGATGCAGGAAAAGAAATGGCTAAGTTTAGAGCAGAACAAAAAGCTAGAGAAGATGCGCAGAAAAAGCAAAAAGATAAAAATGTTTATACAGGCGGTGGTGCAGGATCAGGCAGTGGTATTGCATTAAAGTCTGGAGGATTGGTGAAGAGGAGAGCTACTAAAAAGAAGAAGAAATCGTAAAGTAGTAGTGAGTACTACCTTATGGCTACTTGACCACTGCGGTCAACCCCAACAAAAGGAGTAATTAAAATGGCAGAATTAGCAGAAGTACAACCAGTAAAAACGGCAGGGTTTGTAAGTCAACGTAAGACTAAAAACCAAGAACGCATTGAGAAGGATGAAAAAGAACTTCAAGACCTTGTTGAGCAAAACAATGAAGAAGTAACAAAAAATTCTAAAGCTGCGGATAAGGACGAAACACAAGAGGAAAGTCTTAGCAAAGAAGAAGGCTCATTTAAAAAGCGATATGGCGATTTACGCAGACATATGGCAACTAAAGAGAAAGAGTTTCAAACTAGGATAGAAACACTAGAAGGTCAGCTAGATAAAGCTACTAAGAATGAACTAGTTCTTCCTAAAACAAATGAAGAAATTGAAGCTTGGGCTAAACAATACCCTGATGTTGCATCAATAGTTGAAACAATAGCGGATAAAAAAGCTCAAGAACGATCTAAAGATTTAGACGAGAGAGTGAAGCAGATAGAAGAAATGCGTTCTAGTGCTACACGAGAAAAAGCAGAAGCGGAGCTTGTAGCTTTACACCCTGATTTTGCTGACATAAGAGAATCAGACGAGTTTCACGATTGGGCAGAAGCACAACCTAAGTGGGTACAAGACGCTCTTTATGAAAACTCTGATGATGCTAAGTCTACAGCTAGAGTTATAGACCTTTACAAGTCAGATAAAGGTATGTCAAAGTCTAAGCAGTCAAATAAGAGTGCTGCGACTGCAATAAACACTCGTTCTAGTTCTTCTCCACCAACAGGAGATAAAAAAGGTAAATGGACTGAATCTCAAGTAGAAAAAATGTCTGATAGAGAATATGCAAAACATTCTGAAGAAATAATGGAATCTATTAGATCAGGAAATTTTGTATACGATATTAGTGGTGCTGCACGTTAAAAAACTATTGACAATGTGCAATTTATCACTATAACTACTAGCATACGTCTGATTATGGATGTATGCTTTTCAAGCAAACGATACCCTAAAGCTTACCAAAGCCGTATGAGCCTAAAGCTTGAAGTGTAGCGCAACACTTAAATCTTTACACCTTATTAACGCTTTGCCCTTACTGAGTATGTTTAGCTTATAATCATAAGCCTAACCTATTTATAAGGAGGATTTATTATGGCTTTTAAAACCGCTGCAGGTTACGGTAATTTACCTAACGGTAATTTCTCGCCAGTAATCTATTCTAAGCAGGTTCAATTAGCCTTTCGGAAAAAATCCGTAGTAGAGGAGATCACCAATAGTGACTATTTTGGTGAGATTTCTGCAATGGGTGATACCGTCAGGATAATCAAAGAACCTGAAATCACTGTCAAAGAGTATGCTCGTGGCGCACAAATTACTCCACAAGACCTCGATGACGAAGACTTTTCATTAGTTGTTGACAAAGCAAACTATTTTGCATTTAAAGTTGATGACATTGAAGAGGCTCACTCACATGTCAATTTCGGTGAAATGGCATCTAATCGTGCTGCTTACAGACTATCTGACCAGTTTGACCAAGAAGTTCTTGGTTATCTATCAGGTTGGAAGCAGTCAAGTTTAAGTTCAGTAGCTAGTGCCGCAAACACTACCGTATCTGGAACAAAAGCTGTCTCTAGTGCAGGATCAGACGAATTACTTGATTCTATGTTAGTTGACGCTGCCGATTTCAACGGTGGTACTGCAGGTGAATCTATTGTTGTTAAACCTCGTGCAGGTGGTGATTCATTGAACACGACAACTGCTAACGCTACTCCTTTAGCTGTTATTGCAAGAATGTCAAGAAAACTTGACCAACAGTATGTTCCTTCAACAGACCGTTGGTTAGTTGTTGACCCAGTTTTTGCAGAGCTAATGAAGGACGAGGACTCAAGACTATTCCAATCAGATTGGGGTGGATCAGGGCTACAAAACGGCTTGATTCTCAACAATGTGCATGGGTTTAAAGTCTATATGTCTAACAACCTTCCTGCTAAAGGCAACGGAGCAACTGGATCTACTTCTACAGGATCTACACACTTTGGTGTAATCTGTGCAGGTCATAGTTCATCTGTTGCAACTGCGGAGCAAATAAACAAGACCGAGTCTTATCGTGACCCTGACAGCTTTGCTGACATTGTTCGTGGTATGCACTTATATGGACGAAAGATTCTCAAGCCTGAGGCTCTATCTCGTGCATATTATGTATCTGGCTTCTAAGGGAGATAACTAATGGCAACTTATGATATGACATCTTCAGATACCACTGGTGTATCTTCTAACTCTATAGCCGCTTTACCATCTCAAACTGGTATGGGTGCAATGCGAATGATCCAAGCTTACTTGGACATTGACGCACTCGTAGCAGAGGGATATTCTGGTGCAAACGGTGACATCTTTCAACTACTTGAAATTCCTGCAGGAACATTAGTTCTTTTTGCAGGTGCTGAAGTAGAGAAAGCATTTACTTCTAGCTGTACCTTAGACATGGACTTTGCTGCAGGTGATGACATCATTGACGGTGCTGACATTACTTCTACAGGGTTCTGTGCCGAAGGTTCAAACGGACAGTCAAATGACGTTACTACTGGTGCTGCCTCAACATTCACTCAGTTTGTATCTACTACAGATACGATTGACTGTTTGATTGCAGGTGCTGCTCCTGCTACAGGAAGATTACGAGTTTACGCTTGTGTAATCGACTGTAATGATGTAGGTGCATCAGGTAAAGCTGACACAGTTGACAGAGATCAACTAGCTTAAATTTACTAATGGGGAGGGCATTAAGTTGCCCTCTCTTTTATAACATAATAAGGATTAATAATGGCAGATACAGTTACAAGTCAAACAATAGTAAATACTCCCCACAAACTTGTGATGAAATTTACTAATACTAGTGATGGAACAGGAGAAAGCACTGTTAATAAAGTAGACGTTAGTGGGTTTACTGCAGGTCAAAGAGTAGACACTACTGATCCTACTACATGTACAGAAGTAAGAATAGATAAAATATGGGCAAGATGTAATGGTATGTCTGTAAGCGTCTTGTGGGATGCAACATCTAACGTAGAAGCTATTTACTTAGCTGACGGTGGACCAGAACATTGGGATTTTAGTAACTTTGGTGGATTAGTCAATAACGCAGGAAGCGGTAAAACTGGAGATATATTATTTACAACAGTAGGTCATGCTAATACAGAGACATACTGGATAATATTAGAAATGACAAAGTTAGCTTAAATTTATGTCAGGAACGTATTTAACTCTAACTAATAGTGTTTTAGCTAGGCTAAATGAAGTAGCATTAACTTCAAGCTCTTTTAGTACAGCTAGGGGTATACAAATACAAGCCCAAAATGCTGTCAACGAAGCGGTACGTTTTATTAATCAAAGAGAGTTTAATTATCCATTTAACCACGCTACAGCTACAAAAACTTTAACTGCAGGAGTAGTTAGGTACAGTTTACCTACAAGTACAAAAACTGTTGATTATAATACTTTTAGACTAGTTAAAGATAGTGATTTAAACACTAGCGGTGGTAAACTAGGAATATTAAATTATAATGACTACATTAACAACTATATAACACAAGAAGACGAAATAAATTCTACTACTGCTGCCGAAGCTATTGACTCTTCTGAAACTGAAATTGATTTAACTAGTGCTACTGGTTTTGACAGCACAGGCACTGTATATATAGATAATGAACAAATATCGTATACAGGCATAAGTACTAATACTTTAACTGGGTGTACAAGAGGAGCAAATTCAACTACAGCCGCATCACACGATAATGGGGTTACAGTTACGCAGTTTACCAGAGGTGGTATTCCTAGATATATAGTTCGGTCTGCCGATAATAATTACCTTTTATATCCTTTTCCTGATAAATCTTATTCAATTAAATTTGACTACTACACTTACCCAACAGATATGTCTGCTCACGATGATACAACTTCTATACCTGCACGTTTTGATACAGTAATAGTAGACGGTGCAACAGCATTTGTTTATCAGTATAGAGGTGAAACACAACAGTATCAGATAAACTTTAGTAGGTTTGAAGAAGGTATTAAACATATGCAAACATTACTAATCAATAAATTTGAATATTTAAGGTCTACTTTTATACCTAGAACGTCAACTGCGTTTATGGATGTATCCCCAAGAGTAAATTAAAATGCCTGATCTATCGCAAACACAACCTGCAACATTTCCTCTTCAAGGAGGCTTGGTTTTAAACAAATCTACTTTTGCTATGGCTGCAGGTGAAGCGTTAGAACTTATAAACTTTGAACCTGACATTAGTGGTGGTTATAGACGCATAAGTGGTTTTGCTAAGTATAATACTAATATAGTACCACAAACTTCAGCTTCTTCAGAGACTGTATTAATGTCAGCATTTTATAATGACAATATTATAGCGGCTAGAGGCACAAATGTATTTAGAGGCACTAATGGCTCTACAACTATAAGTCAAGATCATAATAACTCTGTAACCACAATAACTGTTGCATCTACTACAGATTTTTCTACAACAGGCACAATATTGCTAGGGTCTGAGCAAATAACCTATACAGGTAAAACTTCTACTACATTTACTGGAGCTACAAGAGGAGCTAATTCCACATCTGCTGCATCTCACACTAGTGGAGCAACAGTTACACAATATTGGACATCAATAGACAGTAGCAGAACAAGTGCAGGAGTGTATACTTTTGCTACATTTAACTTTGATGGTACAAAAAAGTTTATAGTAGCGGATGGAGCAAATGCTCCTACTGTGTTTAATACGTCTTTTACAGCTACAGACGTTGCTCATGCTAATGCTAGTACAGGCGAATCTACTACACTAGTTCAAGATATAGCTAGTGGCACAGGCATGACAGGTTCAGGAACGATTAAAGTAGCATCTACAACAGGTTTTACTAATCCATCATCAGGTACGCTTACTTTAGTTGTTGGCACAGAACAGTTTACTTACACAGGCTTAACTTCTACAACCTTTACAGGTGTTACAAGAGGAGCAGGAGGCACGGAGGCAATAGATCATACTGCAGGAACAACAG